CTGAAGGACTATGTGAATCCGAATGTGCCACTGTAGAGAGCACTAACGATAGTACAGAGATTGCATAAAGAAAAGTATTTAGGATATAAAATTGATTGAATTATGGTAAAGTATATAGCAACAAAGAGAGAAGGTGATGTAATAGTAGCGAACTTCGAAGAACAAAAAGTAAGCAAAGCTACATACGGTAGTGGATATGATTATAGTTATACAGTAACTGAACCGGGTGAATGGATTGTAGATGGCGAAAAG